ATGATAGTCAGTGCCGTAATTGTAAGGATCAGATACTTCAAGCTGTATGAGTTCTTCTCGTCTCTCATATAACTCAATTAACTTACCTTGATCCTTCAGAGCTTCAGCTTCGGCCCTGGTAGGTATTTTAAGGATCGGGTGGGGAGTCCATTTCATATCCAACGGTCAAGTTGCTTTGGAACACCCTTACAGATCAATTTATCAGACCCTTGCTCGATCCATACAGGGATCTCAAGGCCCTTCTGAAAGAGCTGATTGTCTTTCACCCTGACCAACCCAAGGTCTGTCTTAACCAATCCTCTATTGAGTGGACGATCAATGACTTTTGCTGTTTTGGACTCTTTTCCTGCTTTCCACCTTAGATCTGGTGATTCCAGCATTGTTCGTCTTTTCCCTCGTTTCTTTCTCTTTTCCATAACTAAAAATCTCTTCGCAAAAAGTGGACCTTGGAAGCTTCCAGCCTTTGACCATATTGCACTTTGGACATGCCAATCTCAAATTCCATGGTGCATGACTCCCTCCTGTAGCAATGGGAACGAAATGATCCATGTGGTAGCCACTGCTTGAGTCTCCGCAATAGAAGCAGGGCTTCCCTACCAATGGATTGGTCATTAATGAAATCCACTCAGAACAGTCCTCAGGATGTCCCTGGAGCTTTCTGGCTCTATAGGTATGGCGATGGTTATTTGCTAACTCTTTATTGTCCTGCTTCCATTGCCTATTGAAGCCCTGGACCGCATCTTTATTTTTCCAGTAATACTTGTTGTAATAGCCCCTATACCTCTCCTTATTACGGCTTCTCTTGGCTTTACACCCACATGCATTGGAACAATACAGGGCTTGATCGCTGCCTGCTTTAAACTCAACACCGCATTGAGTGCATTGCTTAATGATGGGGCCTTTTGTCATTTGGGGTGGCGATGGAGATCCGCAACGAATCTCTTCATTTTGAAAACCAACTGATCCCCCCCACCCCTATCCAGGCTTCTATTAAACATATTTTATATTGTGCGAAGATTTATGACTAGCTCTACTTATGATGCAACTACCTCTGCTTCAATTGGTTTACTTGCTTCAGGTAGGTTGTCTATTAACTCATTCAGCTTGTCAGGAGTGGCATCAACTTTGATATGTTTGACCACTGAAGCACCATCATTAGCTAACATCATCAATTTATCGATAAAGATGGCAGTGTTGACGGGCAATTTATCTGCATTCAATGTCCCCTCTTCTAGGTGTTTCAGCACCTGGTCAAGCATCATGTCTGAAATCAGCCCAACCTTATGCTTCAGAGTAGCTTTCGATATGGCTTCTGTTTTCTCTTCCCTGGCTATTCCTTTGACTGTCTGAAGGCTTGTGTAGAGGATCTTTGCTATGCTCTCAGGTGAGATACCTTCCTTCAAAGCCATCACTATGGAGTCATATCTTTTGGGGTCATGTTTCTTCAATTGTTCACCAGTGTAGTGCTGTAGATGGCTACTAGGTGACCTGTTATTGAACTTGGTAAGGGAGCCTTTAGGCATAAATAAATGGGAGGGTGACAGATTTTTATCTAGTATCTGCCAACCTCCCAACCGAGTGTAATTATATTTCGGGTGTTCTGCAATACCCTATGTTAGTCACCTGCATCAAATCCAAGGATATGACCTTTGAATTGGTTACGAAGCAGGTCCATGCCATTGGTTGAGTTAAGGCAGGTGAGTATCATGTCAGCCTGCATCAAGCAGTATGCTCTGATCTCATCATATCCCTCCTTGATGTAAGGTGTCCATGTCTTGGGGTCATCTTCAGGCTTCCTCACTCCTGACCATGGTCCTGCTACCTGGGTTAAGCCATAGCTACCATTATATTCTTCGTAGGTAGCGACTACCTGAGTGCTTGACTGGGAATCTAGCCACTGGGCTGTGACTCCGTATTGATGTTTTAATATGACGATTGGTTGTATGTTCATTGTTCTTTTTATTAAAACCCCACCCTTCGCAATCTGGACAGACATCTTGTTCTCTTGGGTTGATTATGTAGCCTCTACCCTGACACTTCTGGCATAACATTCTTCCTCCTCTTCTGGAGCCTCCCATTGAACATCTTGCCTGGGTCGCCTCCACGTTTAGCCCAGAAGTGATCTGAGCCTTTTGCTATGTCATCGGACAGTCCTACAAATTCAGGGATGATTTCACCCTCTTCCAACTGGTTTGGTATATTATTTTGATTCATTCGTATTCGTCTAAGTTTGGGTCGTTGTCCAAAGTGATAAAGCATGGGGTTAAATCACCTACCCAAGCACCTGCCTGGTTAAATCTATGAAACTCAATAGCGTCATCCTCACTCATGCCTTGTGCTTGAAGTTTCGCTAATACCTTCTCTTTGTCGTAACAGACAATTTCAGGTTCACCATATCTCTCGACAACTCCAGCAATGCAGTTATCGAATCCGTCCATTCTCATAAATGTAGTTTCAAAATGGTTGGTTTAAATCTTGTTGAGCCATTGCAAATACTTTCCCTCTACCAGGGTGTCCAAGATCAGTCAGATTCTTGGGATCAATCAGTTCTTCCTTGCTGGCGAATCCTGCGAACTTGTAGGTAGGGAACTCTCCAATCATCAATGCGTATACATCAACTCCCTCACCTTTCCACCGTGCTGCTATCAATCTTCCTGAGGCGTATTTGGTGGTCTTGACATCTACCGCATGTCCAGTGTGGAGGAGGCAATCTGCATCAGGTATCACGTCTATTTGGAAGTCAGGGTATACGTTCATCAACTTGCAGTAAGCCATCTCCCCAGCGATGCCTTCCAGATCGGTTATCTCATCACTTTGAGGACCTTTCCTTACGTTTACCTTGCCTTCCTTCCTGGCATGTTCATGACGCTTTTTGGCTAGGTATTTGGCATACCTCTGCTCCTCGGGTGATAGCGTGATTTCCATGATCTACTTAATATAATAGGTGTTAGTCACTTCTGCCAGAAATTCCTCTTCAGATCCGTTGTTAACAATCAGGTGATCTGCCTTGATGGCTCCTACCTGAGTCTCACTTATATGATCGTCTTTAAGTCCAGTCTCTCTGACTATCTTCCAGATTTGCCCTTCAAGGCCCGATACCCAGACTTGCTCATACGCAAACCTCATGTCATCGATCACCAACGCATTGTATCCATGGTCCCGATAATGATTCCAGGCTTCCGCTAATTGTTTCAACCAGAAATCCCTGCCATGCATGATCTTCATGGACTCAGCGACAGACTGGTAGACAGGTCTCAGGGTAGCCTTATCAGCTTCCTTATAGGTTCCAAATATCTTTGCCACTTCGCTTTTGATAGGGTCTGCGAAGCCTAGCCTGATAGCCTTTAAGCCATCTTTCTCAAGGAGTGCCATGACATGCTTGGAAGCCGTGCTTTTTCCACTACGTTTCTTGCCTGCCAAGGCAATAATATTACTTGTTTT